AATCAAGTAAATACGATTTCACAGCAAGGCTTCTAATCTAAGAGGGATCTTCCATACGAGGAGGATATCTAAGATAAAAGTTGTTCCCAACTTGAAAAAGTATTCTAGACATTATCTCCTTTCCTTAAGAAAGTTCTGAGTATGTTCTGAATACGGAGTATATATTTTTGGATAATTTGCAGCCAAATGGGGTTTGTTCTGGTGGACAATATCTATTGCATGGTTGTAAATCTTTATATACGAATCATATGTTGCTTGCTCATGCTGAGCTAGTGAAGTTTCAAAATCCCGAACACGTGACTTATAAACCTCAATCTGCGTTGCAGATGGGGATTTCTTAGTCCAAACGATCATGTCAGTTATAGAGTTAATATCCAAAGGGGCACGAATAAGTTTCGGGTTTTCTAGGTCGCGCAGAAATCTACGCTTAAGATAAGTGATCTGATAAATATTTTCGAAATTAAAATCAGTATTTTCTCTCTTTTGTGAATCTGTGTAAGTTATACCAATGTTAGCAAAGTAGGTTTCAAAGCTCTTGAAATTTATATATTTTTGTAAAATACCGGATAAGGCTACAACATGATCATCGCCATAAAAGGCAGATTCAATATGATCAATTAAAAATTGTGGGGTGATTGTGGTGTTAGTCTTGGCTTCAAATTCTTGCTGTTCCAACATATCTACAACGGCAGCTAAGATATAAAACCAATTACATAAGGAATTAAGAGGAGCAGTCACAGGCACTCCCGAGGGCATTCCGCTCCTCTTACGAACTAAAGTATTTAAAACTAAAATATCAGTATGAATAAATGAGAGGGCCAAGGCAATTCGAGCTTTTCCATTTTCTTCTCCATCATTGTACCACAAATTAATGGCTTCGACGCACTTCAGAAGAACATCAGCCATCAGCTTTCCATCCCAATTGGAGTAATCGCCAGCAATAAGTGAATCCTCTCCAAACTTAGTAAGTCGGTTGAACAAAAGAGTCCAATCTAATGATGTAGGATTAATTCCAACGCTTATAGGTTGATCTACACAATGTTGCTGCATAGCTCCCATAAATACACCAAAATAACGACGAGTCAAAAGGGAGATTTCTAGTGGAAGACATTCAAAGGTTCTAACTTTAGCATTCATTATTTTCTTTCTACTTACAAGTTCATCTTTCATATTCTCATAGGCGAAATAGGATGGAACAATTCCACATCGGATTTTCTCTTCTACTGTATCGTAACGCTGTTTAAAATATTCAGATAGAAGTTGGCCATTGAAGTAAGGTCCTTTGGGGTCATCATTAAGTTCATAGTTAGCTTGTTCTCCAAAGGGATTACAATTCTTGATCAAAGCGGATTTTCCTGGTGCACCTCGAGTGAGTTTTACATAAGGAAACCCTACACTCGTACGGACATCTATGGGAGCGATGAAATTATGAATGCCATTTAAGGTCTCAGAAAAATTCAAAAGGCGCTTTTCCACTCCAATGGGAACGATAGTACTAATTACGGTTAAAATAGTAGTGAAAGCTAGAATAAAAGGACGAGTTGGGAAAGTGTGAGGAGGTGGTGCGTATTTATTCAAAGAGAGTGACATTGGCTTTACACCTTTCTCTCGAATTTCTTGAGGAACGCGTGGATCTTCCAGTGAAAAAGTTGCTTGTGCTCGATTTGTCGGAAAAAACTCTTCTTCAGCTTGGTTTACGACTTTAGTAAGTTCTGAAAGATCAAATTTTGATCGAGTCGCAGGGACGTTCGCATAGGCATTGGAAACGAGCCCCCAAGCTGGGATATTCTCATCATTTTGAATCTTCTTCTTTTCCTCAACAGCTTGTTTATCCTGTGTCAAAATGAAAGGAGTCATATGTTCTAAAGATTCGCGCTCAAATCCTGAGTCGGCAATGTTTTGAGATAGTGAGTTATACATTTCTCGTGTCATCAATTGTGCCATTCCTCTGCCATCCTTGCCAGCTATGTGGAATCCAGCCATTATTCCAGAGAGTGTATTATCTCCAAGAAGGATAGGAGCACCACAGTCACCTTTTGCAGTTTGAACTCCATAGGTCAAACCTCGAGCAATCACGTGTTCGAAAGGCATACCATTATCATCTACGGCATTGATAAAACGACGTTCATTATCCAAAGAAGCATATCCAACATCGGAATGAACTCCTCGCTGGAAGTAGATTAAGGCATTTGAATCTAATCGGCTTATATCTTTCTCACGAATCAAAGTATGTGTAATATCGCGGAATTGATTAAATGTTAATGGAAGTCGAAGAATAGCCCAATCGCTATGTGTTTCCTTCATATTGCCAGGAGCACGAAGCATTGAATGTTTGAATCTAAAGGTTGTCGTGACATTATTAAGGGAAATTCGAATTTCCTCATCATCAGAGAAAGTGGTCTTAAAATGGTGGGGAACAAGAACATCTCGATCTCGCATGCCAATTCCTCGAAGAGCTGTAATTTCTGGAAACAAGATCTTATGGAAAGTGACAGTGTTCTTCACCACTAGAGCACGCTGCGTCGAGAAATTTTCATCCAAGCCTTCTGGACACATACCGCGGACAATATCTGCTGAGGACCGGGTTTTGATACCATTTGCGTCAAAAGCTGATTGAACCTGCATGGCTAGTGCGCGAACATTCTTAGCAGAGCCATCATATACAATACCCTCAGGAGTAAACTGGATATGTTTAGTCGGATTTGCACCATCATCAGTCATAAGAGACTTGTAGGCTACTCGACTTTCTTGTTGAATCGCGCTAGCAGCTTCAGAGATAGCTTGTGTCAAACGACCTTGATACTGTTCTGGGGCGGATTCAATAAATGTTTGCATAGATTGAGTGTCATAGTTGAGGTTTGGAATAAGAACTTTAGAACTCTTCATATAGTTCTTCACGATCTGGAAATATCGAATTCCACCAAAAATGAGCAAGACTCCCGCAATTGCGGAGCTTACCAAAGCAAGATATTTATGTCCATTTTCTTTTTCTTTGGGAACCGGTGGTTCATCCTCTTTCTTTTCTTCCTTCTTTGAGGAGAACCATGATTGTTGATCCCACCCTTGATACTGTTGCTCATACCAACTTTGAAGAATTTTCCCTGAGTGAGCAATTTTTCTTACAGGGCCAGCTAAGTCATAGTCACACTCAATCCATTCCAGATTTGGATGAAATCGATAAATTGGATTAAGACATGAATTGTATTGATTGATTTTGGCTTGTCTAAATCCACGTTCTTGGATCCTTATCGCCTCCCAGGCTTGCCACTGTTCGTCTTCACATGGATTGGCAAAACGCTCAACAAAGGAACGTGGAGGAAGGAGAATTCCTGCATCTAAGGCTTCATCAAAAGCTTCACGATGAAAATCAGTTAAAGAATTATAATCAAAGTCGGCCACAGTCATATCTAAATAAGATTCGGGATAACCATTATGTGTCGCGAGAGTGCGAGTAGAATTACAGTAATTCCACTCATAAAGTTTCTCATTATAGATCCTAGCAATAGAACAACAGATGTTAGGTGTGCTGTAATAGAAAGCCTCTCTCTTTTGTTGAAAGTTAGGTTCTAGAGGCCAATATGGAACCATGTGTCGAGTTTGACCATGATCCACTACAATTTCAGGTTGATATGTCTCAGCGGCGTAAACAGGTTGCTCCTCTCTAAAATTCCATTCATCAAACGACTGTTGAACATAAGCAGCGGTGTCAATTTTCTCAAAGACAATGGCTTCGGAGTTATCTTCTCTGTAAAGATAAGGGGGAAGATTCTTGATCTCCTTTGCCATATCGACTGTCACGAGAGGAACTCCATTCCAGGGGGCAGGTTGTGAATTGTGGACATTCTCAAATTCTTGAGGTTTATCAAGGTCACTTTTCTTAAAACCACACTCAGGTACAATAGGTGCTTTTGAAGCATCAATGGCTTTCAGTAAAGCCTTGTTGTAACTCTCTGGAGTGGCGTGATCTTTGGGTTGAATTCTATGTGTAAAGAAACCAACAGGCACTTGACCTTTTTCAATAAGGCCCTCTTGCTCATCCAAGTGAAACTTGAAGAGATCTGATGCTAGGAATAACATCTCAGAGTAGGTCATCCAGTTTCCCATATTTGTTTGGGTGAAGGGATTGCGTCGCATGAATCGACAATGATCGTCGAGAGGGTCTACTCTACCATGAGGATTATTATCAGGGGCAGTGCGAGACACGCGAAGTACCAAATGGCGTCGCCGGAGCATAGCATCGGAATTGTTAAGTTCGCCTGCATTAGGTTTTTCACAATTCGAGGATAGTACCACTAAGCGAACGGAATCAGCTGTAAGACCTTTAGATTGAAGATCTGCTTTTGGTACTGTCATTGAGACACAGGAGATAAGCGTCATGAAGCGAGTATACTCCGATTCGCTAGGTTGGGAGCCCCGAGTCATGAAAGCGTCATCAATAGCCAAGGCTACTTCTCCACGGAAGCCATCCCAATATTTAGTAACGCCAGACATAGAAGAGATAGATGTATTCTCAAACACGCGACCGCTTCCTTCTTCTGAAAGTAAGGCATTCGCCAGCGGAGTCATTACAGTGGATTTTCCTTCTCCTGGTTTACCAACTAATTGAATACAAAAAGGCACTAGACGGGTGCTTCCTCCTTTGCCGATAAATTGAGCATTGTTTTCGCGCATGATCTTATCCAAAGTTATAACGCGTTGCATGATGTATTGTCGCAAGGTTGGGTCACGCTTCTCACCACGCATACCGGTAAATTGTAATAAACGGCGCCGAGCAGAGGAAAGTCGTGGTAGGTATTCTTTCGAGCGCATAAGTTCCAAAAATTTTTCTGGGTCAATGAGTGTTTCTACCTCTTTCATGAATTCGTCCGTAATATTAAGTTCCTTGCAGACTGAATCAGAGGAGACTAGTGAGCGTCCACGATAATCCATTATTAGTGCAGAAACGGAATCCATAATCCAAGTGGTAAGGTTCATTGCATTCTCAGCCAGATTCTTAATACCATTCGTGGCTCGACCCAAATCTCCATAAGCCTTGACAGACTTGAGAATATGGGGGGCGGCAATAACTTGTTGACCAATCAAAGCAGTAGCAAGAAGTGAAACCACTGAAGCTACCACTGGGATAACAGTCTGCATATTCGATAAATCAATAGCTTCTGGTTCAAACCCCTCTCCTCCTTGGACTTGTTGAGCGGAGGATGAGGGCGTGAAATGTTCTAGCAACTCTTGAGCAGATGCAAGTATGCTCTTGGTGGTCATAAAAACAAAATCCGAAAATGTAGTAACAAATAGCTGGATGATATCTAATAATAATACAAAGAAAGTGGGCTTCTGAACACCCCATTTAAGGAGTGTAAGCGAGCCATTGGTAAGAGCCATGTACTTAAATTTTTCTGATTGAATGGTCTCTAACATGGTGATAAGAAAATCACCAGTGACGTCAATAGCTCGTTCCACTTTGAGTGCAACACGTTCTCCGGTTGTAACAAAACGATGAATAGTGCGAATAACAGGTGTATGAGTTATTATATAATTAGTAAGGCCAAAATCATAAGCCTCTGGTTGATAATTTTTGTGATCAGCCAAAGTTTTACGTGAAGGACCGTGAGTCCTCTTCCGAGCTTTCTTTCTTTTCTCTAAATATTTGGCTCGGGCTTCCACAGCAGCATAGATCTTGTGCACTTGATCGGTGTGCTTCTTATACTCTGGGGACATCGTGACACTACTGTCTACGGAAAGTTCAGCTAATAATTCATCCAATGATGATTCACGCTTTAGCTTAGGCAATTTCTTATTACAAGCCTCTTCTAGCTTTGTAGCCAGGAATTCTTGATGGGGGTTAAAAGTTGAATTATCCATATTGATACATTGATTAAGCCTCCGGACGTATGTCTCCGTCAGCCAAAAGTTGGTTTCTCAGAAATTCTAAGCAACATCGTCTATCTAAACACCATATAGGCCGATAAATAGCTGGTCACTCTCACAATCTAATACACCTCGGGTACTCCATAATACCTAGGGCTTTCTTCCTCGCCCTAAAACCAGCCTCAAGACATCCCGTCGAGAGTAGGTATTAACTTTAGTGGTTACTTCTGCGCCTTTAATCGACTTTTAACGGTCATTGCAAAATAGGGTAACATAGCACATACTAAAGCTCTTTCAAACTACTTAGGGTAGTTACAAGTGTAAAATCAAAAGATTAAAATCTGGTCATCTTAGAAGGCAGGGTCTATCTCACCTCATGTGGAGGTTCGAATAAGGGTTGTAGGCGGACTAACAAGGAAACGTAGTTTAAAATCATCTCCTGCTGATACAAAAGTGGTGAATTGTAATGTACTTGATGGAAAAGCGGTGGGATTATCTGTTTCGAAAAGAGCCAAAATGGTGCCTGATCCATAAATGAGATCGTTAAAATTTCCTGATGTTTGAACTGTATTCGTTAAAAATTGGTTATAGTAAGAATAAAAGGGGATTTCCACTTCTGTAGAAGAATCCTGGGCCGAATTTTGAATATGAAAGGGATAAGATTGGCCTTGGCCTTGTAAAAATGAAAAGCCACCAGTAGAGACAAGAGGGGCTGAAGATGTTTTTCCGAAAGCATTTAAAATAGTAGTACGAAGAGTTTGATTACGTGCAATTTGTGGAATAAATTTATAACGGAGGGAGCCACTCCAAAAAGTAAAAAGATTAGATACAAATGTAAGGGGGGTTTGAGCTCCATTACCTAAAAGAGCGGGTAAGGTTGTTTCTAAAACTTGTTGTGCATAAAAGTTACTAGCAAGAGCAGGACTAGCTGTCAAAACAATTTGGGTGTTATTAGCGATGGCATAACGTCGAGCAAAATCTCGGACATCAGCTATCTCTTCATTGTAGTGACAAGTCGTAGCCACAGTACCTGAGCCTTTAATAATAGAATCTGGGCTAGTACGGTCTTCAGAGCGAAGCGGTAGTGCATCGTTACTTTGTTGTTCAAAGCCTAAAGTTACAGGGGGGATTACAGTAGAGTCAGGGTAATAAATATCATCACGAAGTCTAGGAATTTCAAAAACAAAATCATCGCCTGCCGAAATATAACAATTAATAGCGATATCTGTAGGGACATTGTTAGTTACTGCTAAGGGGGTGTAAACGAAGAGGTATAAGTATCCAAGAGAAAGTTCATCATCGGTACTAAGGGAAGTAAGAGCGGTGGGATTAACAGTTGCTTTTCTAGGAGTTGATGATACAAAGGGAATGTTGATCTCAAAAGTTTTATTTTCATGCAAATCAAATAAGTATGAAGGATTATTAGAGTAATGTTGAATATCTGCAATAGCACCAGTAGTACTACTGTTCGGTTCAAAAACAGCCAAAATTCTGCCAGTATGAAATTGAGTAGCAGTAAAATCAAAACGAAAATTTATGGAACCATGCCATTGTTCATAAGCTAAAGACATATAAGATAAAAATGTAGGATTCATAATAGTATAGCCAGTATTAGATGAAGATGGTGCAGAATTACATAAACCAGGATGAACAGGTATAGTGAGAATGTTAGTTCCTTCTAGTTGGGTTATATCCCAATCGAGTTGTTGAAACATCATCTTAGTTTTAATGATTTCTTTGATGTTCATTTCGCCTTCATTGGCAGCAGAAAAGTCCATTTTTGTGTAACCACCAGAAGGGGTTGCAGCTAATCGAATTGAACCATCTACGCCTTGCATATGGGCTAGAGGAGCTGTTGTTGAGAGACAATTTGAAGTCTTGTTGTCAAGTAATGTGGGCTTATCCATGCCGAGCATTTTAAACCCTCCCTCAAAGCGGTCTTTTGTGGATTCCCACAATGTATTAATATCATCGCCGAGGCCATTCCAATTCCCTGTAAATAAATTCCAGAAAGCGGATGGTATAGTTTTCAAAGTTGTCCAAGATGAATCCATGACTTGCTTAATGCCAGAAGATGGTTTTGGTTTGATTTTAGACGCAAGTGCTGGAATGAGTGATTGTTGTTCAAATCCTTCTTCGAAGTCTTCAGTAATGAGACGTACAGTATGAGGTCGCATGGGTATATGAAGTTCGACTTCGGAACATGATAACATAATCTGCAGTTCTAGGTCTGCAGTAGCACCTGTTGATACTTTTAGTGAATTTAAAACCATAACATATACAGTGCCCATTTGTGGAGCACGTTCTTGTGAATTTGTAGTCATATAAGATAAAACATGTTCAAAGGGGATTTCCAATTCGCCAGTATTGGAATATCCTGCATCTAACAAAACGTTGGGTTGTCCAGTAGCCATATATTGATTACGGACTCTTTTTTGTAATAAAGTGCCAGCCGGAACAGAAGATTCCATGGGATCATAAAAACAAATTAATTTTCCTTGGTGAAATTTAGTAGAATTTATAATAAAACGTAGTTTAATAGTGGGTTTAAAATAAGCATACACTTGTAACATACGAGCATGAAAATTATCAATGTTATCGAAAGCGGCTGGTAAGGTGAATGATATAAGTTCCTGACCAGGTATTTGTGTAGTATCCCATGATACTGTATCAATGAGAACAGGATGTTTTAAAATATCTGTAGATGAAAACGGGGACGTTGGCATATTACAGGCAGCTTGTGCTGATAATTTTGAGGTCGAAGGTAAAACATAGGAATTTTCAGTTTTGATGACGCGCTGATCATCGAAGGTAAATTGTTGTTGTTGTTGGGTCGTTAGGTTTTCTGTGAGTTCAGTTGTAGTAGTTGAATTTTCAGTAATGCGCTAATAAAATGATGGTCGAAGCATTAATCGATCGATCAAGTTTCCGAAATGAATTTAAAGGGCTGCTTAAGGCTTCATATGAACTAAAAAGTTCGCCGGGGGTGATTTTTATATAATGCAATGCTTCATGATACTTCGGAATAAAATGAATTTAAACAAGATCAATATATAAAATAAAGCTAAATAAGAATGAATATGTGCATACAAATAAGTAATAATAAAGTGAATGATAATAATAAGTAAATTTAACAAATTATTGTAACGGGTAGTGCAGAGTCGTCGCAGAACTATCCTAATCTTTAATAAAAGGTAACACTTCAATACGGATACGTACATCGTTGAGAGGTATAAGTGTAATATAAGTGGTAAAACTAATGAAAGATTTAATAGTATAGCTAGGGGCACGCCCTTGTGTTTGTGTAATGGGTGTGTCTATTAAAATTAAAAATAAAATAATGAATTGTATGTAGTGACTATTCTTAGTCAGCGATCAAAAGGGGGTGTGTTATCTAACACCTAAATTCTAATTATTTGTCATTAAAGACAAGCTATATCGCGCCGGAACGCGCATATAACTATAATTAGAAAGAGGGTGCAGGGTAT